CTCAAGATCTTTCTCTGTTATTTCAACGGCATCTTCATCCGGCTGCTGTACCCCCTGAGACATTCTGATTACATAGTCATATTCGTCCTCCATAGGGGTCATATTTTTCACCCATGCATTAAGGTAGTGACCTAATTCACCTGGGTGCTTTTCCCTATCAAGCCACTCAACTGGGTGGAAGTACTTGGCTACGGTTGCGCCCTTATCTCCGGTGACGGTTAGTTGAATAAACTTAGACTTAGCTTCCGAGATCATACCTCTATTTTTGAGGATAGAAACAGTATCATCGTACCCGTTGAACTGAGTAATGAACTGTGGGTGAGCAAGTCTTGCATCACGGAGGAATTGTGCTTTAGCATATCTTCCTTCTAAAACGCCGTTATATTTTTCAGTCAGTGTCCTCATCTAGATAGTCAATTAATTTTGTGCTAAAAGGTCTTTTCTTACGCTTGACTGTTTTATAGCCAAGCTTCTCGCCGTACTTAGTAGCCTTGTTTTTGCCAGTACCTTTCTTACTGAATGCAAACGGCGTTGCATATTGAGCACCGGTACCCGGTGTAAAAGTCGCACCAGTACCAGTGGACGAAAGCTCTTCAAGAACTTCCTGAACAATTGCTACTAGTTGACTTCTTTTCATAGACTCTTTAATTCGTGGACGAGATCGTAGTACTGCATTAACGATACTAAAGTACTGTCTGTAATTTTATCCTTGTTCGTCAAAGGGGTAACAAGCTTACGAATCTCGTCTAGCTTAATTCTTGTAATGTCGTCTGTTACTAAATCTTTCTTAGCGTCTATGATCTTGCTAATGTTCTCTAATTCCTCGTTAACAATCTTACGTAGTTTAGTCTGAGAGGATACTGAGGTGATGAACTCTCTCAAGATCCTTTTTTGCTCCGGAAGTAGACCTGAGTATTTATTATTAAATTTCTCCAGGAGTACTTTGTAGGTAAGTAGTCTAAGGTCTTTATCAAACTTGGAAAAGTCTTCAATTAAAGAGTCTTTAGCATCTTCTTCCGATACCGGTGCTGCTGTTAAATGCTCTAGGATGGTGACTTTATTCTCAACAAGTACATCCGGGTTGACTAGAGTATCAGTATTGTGTGCTTCCATCAAGCAGTAGAGAGCAGCAAGTGGTTTGTAATCTCTTACCTTGATAGAGAAGAAGTCGTCTAGATTATAATGCTTCTTAATCTCTTTAATTAGATCGTATTTCTGATTCTTGAGAGAGGCTCGATCTAGTTTGCGGGATACTTCTAGGATAGTAGAGATAATAGATTCTGCTCTACTTTGATTGATACCTTGATTCTTCGTAATAAATTCGTACAGTTTGTACTCTTTAGCCAAAAAAGAATTGCCAGAGTAGAAGTTCTTAAGTACTTTTACAGCAGGGGAATCCTTTTTAGACAGGGTATCGGCTGCGATCTGCTTTACAAGCAATTCGAAGATGAGTCCCGTATTACGATACTTTGAATGTTTAATTTTCATAATATAGTGTTACTGTAATAAATATGTACTAGTCTTCTAAATCTTTAATATTAGATTCGTCAAGCATGTTAGCATCAACTATTCCTTTATCTTGTTTAAAGATTAGTTTCTTCTCTTCAAAGATATCTTTATTCTGTAAGTAAACTATATCTGCTTTTTTAGCTTCGTTTACATTCTCGTTATCACTCGGGAATCCACCTTGCATACCATGTTTACCTAGTCTATCTCTACCTCCTAGTGGATCGTCTTGAGTACCGTAAATGGACATCCTCTCTCTAGGGCGTCCTCCTTCGTCCTTCTCATTGTAACCTACCGGAAGTCTAGTTGAAGGATCAGTCCTTCTCCCGTACATAGATGCCAGGTCGTGCGGTGTACCGTATGAACGTCCGCTTTCTGCAGGATCGTTTCCTTCATTTTCAATCTGTAGAAGGCGGAAAATACGCTTTTGATCCTCTCTTACGAGGCCTCTCATCTCGTTGTATGTATCCTCAGACATATCGAAGATATTGTCGTAAATATAATCCGTCGAAAATAGTTTAGAGTCTACCATCTGAGAAGCTAGATCAATCTTTTCTTTCATAAGAGCAACTTTCTCCTGCTCGTAGATGATCGATGGACCGGTCAGATTGATTTCAAAGTTGGTAAGAGATTCCCCGGTAAATCCTTGAGAGTAGAGATGTACAAGAGCAATCTTAGTTAGCTCACTCTCCATAATTTTCTGCACTCTTTCTACCGTTCTGGCAAAGCGAATATCTTCTGCAGCAAGAGTTGCTTTACCCTGCAGATCTCCCTCATACCCAAAATATGCTTTAGGAATCTTAAGTGCGGCAAACATCTTATCACGTAGGTACTCAACGTCTTTAATGCCATCGTAATCAAGACCTTTAGTAGTATCGATGCGAGTTGCTGTATCGTTGCCTCTAACCGGAATGTAGTAATCCTCCATCATATTCTGGAGGTTAAAGCGTAGATTATACTGTCCGGTCTGCTGATCAACGTACGGTGTCTTCTTCATCGTGTTGATCGTTTTCTGCATGAACTGCTCTACCTCTGCAGGAGGAATGTTTCCTACGTTGATGTAGAACATCCGTTTTTCCGGTGATCTCATGATGCGATGAATCAACATTGCATCTTCCATCAGAGTCATCTGCTTGAATACTTTTCTTGCAGGTTCCAGGTAGGATCTACCGTAGGGTAGGTAATTTGTGTCCGAGATCAAACGGAAGTGTGCTACCTCGTAATTGTCGAGATGAATGACTCTCTGGTCGGATTTCGGAATATAATTTGGATCGTTCTGCGAAGCTAGACCATCGGGGTCGATCGTAAAGGTAACCTTCTGAGGATTTTCTGGATCTTCACCTTCACGTCTTACCATGTGGTAGACAGTATACGGTAAAACGTTGTAGACCCCAAACTTATCGGACACTTCTAGCTTGAGGAAGAAGTCTCCATACTTACACATGTTACGTGTCCAGGACCAGAGGTTAAACTCAATATTTAATACATCGTAGAAGAGGTTGTAGAGTACTCTCTGAATGTTCTCATCCGAGGATTTAATAGAAAGTACCTCTCTCTGATCGTTTTTTAGAGTAGCCTCGTCCGCAATAATATCAAGAGCCGATGCAATAATCGGATCGGTGTCCATTGCTTCATAGTCGGAATATAGCTGAATCCTAAGCGTCTGATAGTTCAGGTTAGGATTAAAAATATTCTTATTATTGTAGATGTACAGGCGGGAGAAACGATCGATCAGAGCGTTTGTCTGGTACTTGCCTGAGGTCTGAATCTGGTTTACGTCTGCTACCTTGAGCTGGTCGCCGCCAACATTGCGAATTACAACGTCAGTCGAAAAGAGACGTTGCAGCCTAGAAAATAGTGATCGATCCGCCATTATAGGTTATTTTATATATAAATAGTCTTACTTAAGTATCCACCCGATATCCTCCGTACCGTGGGGAGTCTCTATAAGATACGGATTATTTTGCGGTCTGGCAACGTTTGTGATAACGGCCGGGTTTCTTTGGTTAAGACTGGAGAATGATGAGAGCTGTGCTCTGGCTAGGTCCATTCCCTGTTGGCGTAATCTTAGTGCTGTATCCCTTACGTATAGACCTGTTGCGAAGGACATAACAAGGTCATCGTTATAATTTGTTTGAGCCTGTGCCTTACCGTTCTTCCATATAAATACTCTCATCTCATTTAAGAGTCTTTGAGAAAAGAGGGTAACTGAGCGCTCTCTAATATACTCCATCATCTTAGCAATCACTAAAGGACGTGATTTCATCGACATAGTGAAGCCTGGTACGAGTCTGTTATTCTCATACTTAGCCATGTAAGATTCTACGGTCTCATGTTCGGATCTTGGCGAGTAGTAGAGGTTCCTGTATTCTCTCTCAAGTATCTGCTCGATGGTGGCCCATCCTATGTTTGCATTTTCAACTACGAGTAATGCATCGTTATACTCAGATCCAATTGCAACCAATACGTTACCGAAGTCTTTCGGAGAAAGCTTACCTTTATACTCGGCAACCTGTTTTGCCTCTTCAATATCGAATACATGAAATGCTGAGTAGTCGGTTGAGTCTCCGCGGGCTACGTCAGCTACGACCATATACGATTTAGTATAATCGGCCTGTTCCCAAATCCAAAGATTGCCATCTACCCCTCTTCTCTCTACAGGATCTCGAATCAGAGTGCTTTCATAATGAATCATATCTTCCGGTAGCAAGACAGTATCACCGGATGATAGAAAGTCACAGTCACATTCCTGGGCTGCCATTCTGACGCCTAGATCAGAATCCTGTTGATCTCTCCAGGACTGGTTTCTTTCTGGATGAACATGCCAGGGAAGCCGGATTGGTACAAAGCTATTCTCTTTTACCTCAGCTCTCTCCCATGTATGATGAAACCAGTTTCCTACGCCGTTAGGAGTAGAAAGGGCCAGGCATTGACCGCCAGTAGCAAGGGTTTGTTGAGCTGCAGTGAAAGTTTCTTCAATGTTGTCGATAAAAGCAGCCTCATCGATAAGTAGGAGAGATACCGCTTCAGATCGTGCAGAGTCAGAATTAGAAGAAACAGCTTTAATTCGAGATCCATTTTTAAGTCTAAGGCTAAGTTTGTTGTATTCGGAATGCTTTAATTTAAGCCATTTTGGCAAATTATCATACATAAATTGTACTTTTGTTACCAAGTTTCTGGCTGTAGCCTGAGTTGTAGCAAGAGCAAGAATGTTCTTGTCTTTGTGGAAGAGCATCAACCAGAGAGAATATCCGGCTGCTAAAGTAGATATACCAAGCTGTCTAGACTTGAGCGTTATGAGGTATTGATGGTCTTTAAAGAGATTAAGGACTTTACCCTGAAATGGGTATAGATTGAATAGAATACGACCACGGGTAGGGTGCTGTATATAGCAGTACTTCTTCATGAAGTACTCTGGATCGTTAGCGCATTTAAGAAATTCTTGCGCTATCGCTTTTTTTATGTCTTGTTGACTCATAACTTATTTTAAAAGCGTTCCTCTAGGTGTACTTGATATAATAAATCTAGATTGTCTTGCTGATCCTCGAGAATTGGTAAATATTACGGGAACAAGGGAATTTCCTACTCTGGAGTACTTATCTGTGAAGTAGTAACTGCCGTCTCTTTTTCTTATAGCTGCGTAAAAATCTTTTGACGAAGCATACTCTTCAACCAAAATTATCTTCCCGTTCAAGTATAGGTTTTTATCTTGTACTTTTTCTGCTACAGTGTCCATAGGTCCTATGTAATAGCTATCTATAGGTCCACCCATCTCTTTTGTACCTTTAAATACCTGAGTTATTACTTCGAAGGGTATTTTTAAACTGACGTCTTTGAAGCCGTCTACCAATTTTAAATCATCATCGAAGGATAAGTTACTTGCGTTGAATTCTTTCTTGTAAAAATCGAAAGCTTTTTCGTAAAAAGTTTCAACGAACGAGACAACGTCAGGTCCCATAGAAGTCATACCTTCCAGCCCTGCGCCTCCCAACGAAGGTGCGGAAGTCCCTTTAGCAGAAATTAAATGATCAGGTCCATTCTGGATCTTAAGCGCTATGTCAGCATAGGGCTGTTTCTTATATCCAGGCATATTTTCTACCTTTTCAACTGATAGTACATTTTCTATTTTTACGCCATTCTTTCCTACAAGAGTTTTTACTCCTTCTACACTATTAACAAATTCAATAAATCCTCTTTCCTGTCTCTCTCCTCTCTCTTCTTGACTTTTACCGGTTCCACCAAACTCTGCTGTTTTTTTTAACTTAGATGTAGTAGTTGTATTTCCTTCCTCGTCTTGTAGTACCACGGGGCCTTTCTCTACAGACCAGTTTTCTAACTCTTTAACTTTAGATCCATCGGGATCGTGTACTAGAA